TAAAAGTAGCTCCAGATAAGTCTGCCTTAGATGATAAATCTACAACTGCCCAAGAAGCCACAGATCCATCAGTTGTTAAATATTTTCCATTTTGCCCAGTTTGCGACGGTAGAGCATCAATTGTTACAGATCCACCTAATGATACTGGACTTCCATTAATAGTAATAGAGCTATTAGTTAAAGATCCATTTGCAATGTTTGTTATTGTATTATCAGAACCACTGATTGTTTTATTTGTTAATGTTTGTGCTCCAGAGTTTGTTGTAACTGTGGAATCAATATCAAGTGTTATGGTATTTGCACCATCGTTATATGTCTTATCTAATCCTATACCTGCAATTAATGCAGAGTTTACTGCATCCTGAGAAAGCTCATCAATTGTAGGAATTTGAGAAGATGTTAGTTTTCCAGAGCCATCAAGAGTTGCAACACCATTAACCTGTCCTAGAGTTGATGATAAAACATAATCATCAGTTATATTTGTTATTTGTGATTCGTCAAGAAAATATTCTAAATTGGCCCAGTGATTGGTCCCGTCACCAATTTTAAATTTACCAGTATCTGACTCAAAACCAATTTCTCCAGCCTCTAGGACTGGACCATTACCGCTGTTGGTTGAAACCCATTGTGCAGCAGTACCTCTGCGTTGCTGCATTCTTGTTGCCATCTTACCTCCTCAACCAACCTTATTATATCAATTAAAATTATCTATTGCCAAGCCACCAACCCATGTTTCTTCCCATGAGGTTGTGTTATAAAATCCAGCACTTACTAGGTTTCCTGGATCATTATAGAATCCACCGCTAACAAATACTGTTACTACTGTTCCAGTACCGTCGATTGCTGTATCGTGAATGTGGTCTTGCAATAATTCTGCATCTGCGAGGGTAGCCATTGGATACCAAGTTCCCTCATAATAAACATGAAGTCTTTCTGTTAATGTGTCATACCACATATTTCCATTTGCTGTAATTACTGGTGCTGTATCTCCTACTGGAACTTCTACTCCACCAACAATATTATCAACATACTCTTTTGTTGCAGCATGATCGTTATTAACAGGAGCGGCAACGGTGACAGGACCACCAAACGATCCTCCGTTTGCGACTATCAGACCATTCTTTACCTTGAAGTCTTTGTCACTCGTTGCCATTTTATCTCCTCAATTATTACTTAATTAGTGTTCCAACAGTTTTAACGGTTGTAGCGTTGTTTAGTGTTGTAACACGGAGTCTTACATTTGCTCCATCAACATCTGCTGTAACATCTACCAAATTGCCATTTGTTCCGACAATTGCATATTCTGTAATAGCGACATTATTAGAAGCATCAAGGGTAAGAAGAACCTCAGAAATCTCTGTATGAGTTGCTGTAGATGCTTTTACCAAGAACTTAGCAGAACGATATTCTGCATGTGCAAACTGATATGCAGTATCTGTACTTGCAGTTGCAACTGTTAGTGTTGCTGCAACCTGAGTAGCAATATTATTAATATCAATTTCTGTAAAGTTTGGAACTACTGCTTCAAGAGCAGTTACTGCACGAGCATTTGTGAAGTAAAGATTTGTAGTTCCTTCAACAAGATTATCTGTAGTAGAATCTGCTACACCATTTTCAGCTGTAACAGTTAGCTGGTTAGTATTCTCATCATAGGAGATTTGAATATTTGTCTTAACAGCGTTTTCAAGAATATATCCAGCTGCATCCTTAGCACGATCATCTGTAAAGTACTTATTTGTAACGCCCTCTTCAATTGCATCTGTTGTAAGAGCATTAATCTCGGTATCTACATAGTTCTTTGTAGCAGCATCTTGTGCTGATGTTGGATCATCCAAATTCTCAATCTTATTGCTTGAGGCATCAAGATTTGCGCTTAGTGATGTTGAAGCTCCAAGAGTTTTGTTAGTAAGTGTTTGTGTATCACTTGTTCCAACAACAGTTCCTGTAACTCCATGAACACCAGTTGAAGAGTTTGAATGGTTAGAAATCTCAGTTCCAACATATGTATTTGTTGCGGTGATAGATGTATCTATTGAGAATGTATTTCCATTTAATGTTAATCCATTACCAGAAAGATATGTTCCAGATCCAGAGAACTGAACCCATTGCTGATTACCGAAGTCTGATAGATAGTGATTAGACTGTACCCATGAAGTAGCACCGTATACATCACCCTCCATTACGAATAATGCTGCACCAACAAGTTCTCCAAATGCATCTGCATCTTCTGAACGTGATAGAGTATAAGATGTTCCATTATCTGAATATACATATATACCGTTTTCAGTTCCTGTTGTTTGACCCTTTAGAAGAATTCTGTATCCAGCATCTGCTGATCCAAGTGGATCATGTCCATCAATTACTAGACCTGTTGATCCAGTTAATGGAACATTAGAATCTGCTAATAGGTGAACTGCTGTTTTCCAATCAAGGCCAGATGATAGTCCGTCTATGTAAGACTTGTTAACTGCATCTCCTGCTTGTGTTGGTGTGCCAAGATTTGTAATCTTAAATGTAGCTGCATCAAGATTTGATCCAAGAGTCTTATTTGAAATTGTCTGGGTATCTGTTGTACCAACAACGCTTCCAGTAATTCCATGAACTCCGCTTGCTACGTTATGATTATTAATAGCATTGCTTACATCTGCATCACTTGCTACTACATCATCATCTACACGGATTGCTCCGTTACCATCGATTTCTAAACCATAGCCAAGATGTGCTGAAAATACTCCAGTAGATGAGTTATAATTTAAGCCATCTCCGTTATCAATTGCATTACGAACACGTGTATCTGTGTAATAAAGATTTGTTCCCTCTGCAAGGGTGCTTGTTGAATGATTTGATATATCTGATACTTGTCCAGTTACGTTGCCAGTAACATTTCCAGTCACATCTCCAGTTACGTTTCCTGTAAGATTTCCAGTTACGTTTCCTGTGATGTTTGCTGTAATTGTTCCTGCTGCAAAATTTCCAGAGCCGTCACGCTTTACAACCGCATTTGGTGTGTTGGTTGATGTTGCTTGACCGCCGATGAGGTCAATTATGTAGTTCTGATCATCGGTCTTTTTTGTAAGAATGTCAAAATTATTGATGGTACCTGTTGTGCCTTCAACAATAAGACCATTCTTCACTTTAAAGTCTTTGTTGACTGTTGCCATTTCTTATCTCCTTGTGTTAAGCCTTTAAACCCATACGTGCAAAACGTACGGTGATAGGCGTAATACCCACTGCTGGAGTCACTGTTAAATTAACTGTAGACCCCACCTTAGAGACGCTAACGGTGCCAATATTCCCATCATTGTCTATTGTTCCATACTCAGAAACGTTTACATTTGTTCCGTCTATAAGTATGGTCAATTCTGTTGCATAATACTTATTGTCTCCATTTGAAGTTTTTGCTATTGAGACAATGTACTTAACCATTCTCCATGCTGTTGCACTAAAATTATCTACTATTGTTGGATTTTCAATTCCAGTAATTGTGTTTTCATTGTTTCCATATGTGCCTAAGTCCGTTGACTGAGCTGCAACGGTATCAATTAGGTCTTCATAGTCCTCTTGTGTAGGACGATCACCAGTTTGAAACTTGGTTTTTACGAGTGGAATGGTAGTTCTGGCCATACTAGAATTATAACATATTTTTGCTAGAGAATATAGTTAGAATAACCAATTACTTGGATACCAATTGGGGGAACATTATTTGGTCCATACCCTGGAATTTTTATATCCGTAAATCTAATCCTAAAAGGTAACACCTGGTTTATTCTTACATTTCCCTTTGGACGATCCGCTATTGTAGTCCTGGCAAATCCTTTGTCTTCAATAAGAACAGTATCTATCTGATTCTTATCTGATATTACTGCTCTTGCAACCATCAGGCTGTTACATCCTCAAGAATAATCATCTTGCCCTGTGCTACCGTCCAAACAGTTTCATCTTGTGGCAAAGATAGTTCAATATCAAAAATATCATTTGTTTGCAAAATCATAGACTGTGCAGCAGTTAGAGAAACTGTAAACTCTCCTGGCTCATCATCTGGATCTGCTATTGGTACCAAAGTTAAAATTAATGTTGCATTATCTGTAATGACTCCAGGAGTTACTGGTGCGGTTGGTCTTTTAATTTGCATACTAATATTCCAGTCATCAATATTTAATGGATCTTTAGCATCATTTGTTACATAAACACGAAATGAGGCGGTATCGCCACGAACTACTGTCCAATTAACATATGGTGGCTTTGCGCCAATATCATATTTATCTGAACCTTGACCTCTATATGTTGCCATTTTTCTCCTAAAATAAAAAAAGATAATAATCCACTTCATATTATAGCACTTTATGACTTGTACTTGTGAGTAGGATTATGTTATACTAGGTGTATGACACCGTTTATGGTGTCATATCTGTTTATAGGAGGAAAACTTGACAGACAGAAAAATACTATCGGGGGTTCTTATCACAGCTTTTAGCTTGTCTATGATTTTGGGGACAATGCCAATGGCTTCTGCTAAGAATAACTTACAAAGTATAGATGTGGTAAATAAGACAGCTATTGCTGCCGCCGAAAGAGCGGCTTTTTTGCTATCTATGCCAAGTAAGACTAAAATACTTGACAAGTATGAGAATGCTACAAGTTTAACTGACAGCCAGTTGGTTGAATTGCTAAAAGCAGTAGGATTCAAAGGACAGGGCCTTAAAATGGCCTGGGCAGTCGCAAAGGCTGAGTCCAATGGTCGTCCATTTGCTTTTAATGGAAACGCCAAAACTGGAGATTCCTCATATGGAATTTTTCAGATTAATATGCTTGGCACACTAGGTCCAGACAGACGAGATAAGTTTGATCTTGATTTAAATGCTGAGCTCTTTAGTCCAGTCAAGAACGCAGAAATTGTGTTCCATATGACTCAGGGCGGGGAAGACTGGAGCTCATGGAGTTCCTAT